CATCCGTAAGTTCAATCGCCGAGCCGAAGGTCCACTCCAGGTAGAAGCCCGGCGCGGAGAAGTCGCCAGGAGCGAACGTGCACATCGTGGCCGTATCCGAGTCTTGCAGGTTGGCAACGGCGCCGCTGACGGGCGCGACGGAACTCACCAGCGCCGCTGTGTCATCCACGCGCGTGGCGCCCGCGTAAAGCTGCAATTGCGAGAGCGTGAGGTTGCTCCCTGCAGTTTGGGGAGCCAGCGCCCGAATCCGCCACTTGGTAGAGGTCGGCATGGCTTACGCTCTCCAGTTCTTCGTGACGTCGATGAAGAAAGCGAAGTCGTTGGTAGCCACGCCCATATTGCCGCCGCCTGGCAGTGCCAGCAGCTTGGAGCCATACCACTGCCCGTTCCCATCCACCAGCAAGCCCCGAGGAAAGACGCTCGCAGTGGTGTTCTGCGGCACGTAGACCGCGCCGGGGAAGATGCCTCGGGGGCCGTTTGATTCCAGGACTGCGGACCCCACAACCACCTCGCTCAGCAACAAACCGTTGTTTGCCGGCGCGGGGAAAGGCCCCAGCGCGTTGGCGTCGTTCCCGGAGGTGCCGGTAGACGAACCAGCCACGCCTCGCCAAGCCAGGTTGCGAGCGGCGCCGAGACCGTTCGGGGCCCTCATCACCCAGCCTAGGTAACTGGTGCCACTGTTCACGCCCAAGCCCACACCGACAGGCGTAGCGGCAGTCTCGCCCACGGCGGCGATCAGGGCGGCACAGTAGGCGTCGCCTGACCGATAGGACTTCAGGTCGCCGAAAAAGAAGGACGATGCCACGTTGGGCAGGGCGCCCGTGGTGTTGTGCGTACAAGGCAGGAAATACAGCGCACGGCTGTCACCCACGATGGACCACGGAGCTGCGGCCGAGGTGTTGACGGCTGTCTTCCACCAATACCCGCCGCTCGCCACCAGTGCGTTCGGCGGCGCCATATTGGTGCCAGTATCCACGTCCGACATCGATTCGAACATGGTCACCCGCGCGTGAAGGCCTGTGGCTGGCGAGGCCGCCGTATCCAGCACGCGCAGATAGGGCCGGGTGGATGCTGGGTCGAGCGGCCGGAAAACCGCCTTGTTCGTGCCGGTGTAGACCTTCTCCCAGCCCAGCGGGGCGATCTTGAACGCCCCACTCGACAGCGTGGCCGTGCCGTCGGGCAGATCCGTGGCGAAGGTCGCCGTGGTGGCTGTGGCCGTCTTGATCTTCTGCTCGCCGTTCAGGCTGGCATATGTGCCTGTCACGCCGGACAGCAAGATCACGCACTCGGGCGTTGCAGCGCTTGCCGGAGAGGAGAAACCCAGCGTGGCCACACCACTCGCGACGGTGAGCGAGGTTACGGCCTTGATGCCAAAGCCCGTGACCAGCACGGCGTCGAGCAGCGCGATCAGGCTGCCGGCGGCATTGTTGAGCGTGGGAGAGCCCGCCATGCTGTCGAGGAAGAACTTCGTAGAGGTGCTGACAAGGGATGCCATGGTGTGGGTCCTGTGAAATGGGTACGGTCTGGCCTGGCGCTCAAGCGCTTGGGGGGCGATCCACGCCGCCGCGGCCGAGCAGCTCGGTTTCGTAGTTGGTGCCGGCGGGCGGGCCCATCTGCACGGTGCGGATGGCTGCAAACGAGGCCATGGCGCCCACCGTGTAGATGAACAGGGCATTGCCGGGGATCCAGCCCTCGCCCCAGCCGATGGCGGGCAGGGTCAGGAATGGCACGCCCGTATCGGGGTTGATGGGGGCGAAGTCCACATTGATGCTGTGTATCCCCAGCGAGCCGGTGTATTCGCCGATGAACTCGAACGTGGTGTTTGAACGCATCAGGGCCACCCAGCGCTGCGTGATGGCACCCGCGTTGGTGACGGTGATCGTGCCGTTGTAGCTGGCCAGGGCCGCATTGCCGACAATGGAGTCGGTCCACTGCTGGTTCCAGCTCACCTGGTCCCAGTGCGGCAGCACGCGGGCCTTGAGGTCGCCTGCCACCAGCGCCGACGACACCACCGACCCGGTGGGGAAGTCGTGCGCGAGCTGGCCCACCAGCGCCAGCGTGCCGTCGATCTGCACGTCGCCTACGCGGATGAGCTGCTCGATGCGGTGCTCTATGGTGACAGGCTGGGCCCAGCCGCTGGTGCTGACGATGGTCACAGTGCCGGCGTCGAGGTCGGCTGTGTAGCCGGTCTGGATCACCGCCCCGTCGGCGCCCGTAACACGCACGCGCGAGAGGCGCTCGCGGCCGGTGTCGATGGTCTGCCCGTTGCTCACGGCCGCGGGCCCGACCTTGCCCGAGTGCCCGATGACCAGGTGGCCACCTCGGCGGATCATGGGCACGCGGCCATCGGGCGGCAGGCGCACCGGGTCGAGGCCCAGAATGTCGGCGTCGATGGGGAGGTAGTAGTAGGCGACGCTGTTGTAGCGCAGCGTGGTGGGATCCACGGGCCAGGGCCGCCAAATCTTGTCTGCCTGCACCGCGCCCACGTCGGTGGGGTCGTACCACCATTCCAGCTTCTGCGCCGGCGTGAGGCTCGCATCGAGCACGAAGTCGCCGAACTGGATTTCGTAGACGCCGGTCAGGTAGTCCAGGCGGCCCAACAGTTGGGTGCCCACCAGCAGGCCGTCGGGATCGGCCGTGGCAGTCAGCGAATTGCCCTGCGTGTCGGTGAGCAGCAGCACGAAGCCGCCGGGGGCCAGCGGCGCGGCCTGGGTGCGGCCCATCAGCGTGGCGGTCTTCCAGTTCGCGCGGCGCGTCCACAGGCTGTCCAGCGTGAAGGAATCAGGGCTGCCGCTGACCACCCAATCGGTCATGTGCGCCAGACCCTGGGAATAGTCCATGGTGCCCGATGCAATGCCGGGATTCGTGTCGGTGCGGCCGCGGTAGATCGTGCCCTCGAAATCCCTGTAGGTGTGGCCCATCCAGGTGAATTGCACGCTGCCCGGCACCACGTAGTCGGCAGAAAGCGGGCACAGGTCGATGGTGAGCAGCGGCGGCGCGAAGGTCTGGACGTGATCGTTCGTGTCGGTGAAACCCGTGCTGTAGATCACGTACACATTGCCACCGGCCAGCATCTCCTCGGCCACGGCAGCGGTGCTGTAGACCCCGCCCTTCGCGCTGTCGCTGCCCCCGCCGCCCTGGCCGTTGCCCAGGTTCGCGAAGATCTCTGCGTTTTCGTAGTCGGTCGAGTAGCTTTGCGTGCGCGAGTCCTGCGAGGTCACGCGGACCTGCAGGGTCTTGGCGGTGTAGTTCACAACCCCGTGGTATGGGCCGAAGGTGCCCGCGCCGTTGTCGTGCAGCTCGTGGGCGATCAGCTCCTGCGTCTTGGACGTTGTGGCCCGCGTCACGTTGTGCACGTTCTTGGAGCCCGAGGTCCCGAAGGCCTGTTGCGTGGTGGTGTAGGTCATTGCGTTGAGGTCTCAAACGTCGCTGCGGAAGGCGTTGCCGCCGGGCATCCAGGTCTGCAGCTGCCCATAGGCCACATTCGTGGTGGAGCCGGGCACGACCGAATCGGGCGCGCTCGCGGTGGTGGTCACCACCTCGGTAGGCGTGGCCACGCCGCCCGAATACGCGAGGCCAGGCTCTTTCTGCAGGTTGGTGCCGGAGTTCGATCCGGCCGTGGCGGAGGTGGTGCGCGTGGTGAGCCAGAGCACGACCATGGTCCCGGGCGTGGGCACCTGGGCAAGGGTCATGTTCACGAAGCCCGAGCCGTCGGGCGTGAGACCGCTGAAGGTCTCCACCTCGGTCTCGGAATACTCGAAAGCGATCTGAAACTCGGCGCCCGGGTCGGGCATGGCAGTGGGCCGGATGCGCAGGCGCCCGGTGGCATACAGGATCTGGCCCGTTGCGTCGCCTGTGAGCCCGCCGGTGCCGTTGTCGGTGGTGGTCTTGGTGACGCCGCCTGACAGCCAGGTCGCAACCAGGGTGCCGGGCTTCACCTCGTCGTGCTCGAGCACGATGTCGAACTCTGGCTTACGGAAGGTGGCGCCGCCCGACCGGTTCGTGTAGCCGACCTTTTCACCCCATTGGATGATGATGCTGCTGCCCACGTCGGGCATCTCCTGCAGGGTGATGGCCACGCTGCCGCTGGTGTAGACGATCTGGCCAGCGCCTGGGCCCGTGAAAGCCCCTGCCCCGTCATCGATCACCGTGTACCAGTTGCCCAAGGCCATGTAGCTGATAACCACCGTGCCGGGGTGCGGCAGGGGCAGCAGCAGGTCGGTATAGGCCCGGCGTCGGTTCTCCTGGCCAATCTTGATGCGGCGCGTGTGCGGGGCAGCCCCCACCTCCACGCGGCGCGGAGCCTCGGCCAGGACCATGTTGCGCACGGAAGCCGGGCGCAGGTCGAGCGCCACGGTCTCGGTGCGCGCGCTGGGCACGAGCTGGGTATAGACGCTGGCAACCTTTATGGAGGCCTCGCCCAGGTCCGCGGCTGCGGTCAAGGTCGTGGCGCCGTAGTAAGTCGCAGCATCGGCCACAGTGGTGTCCCGCAGCACGGTGCGCCCAGCCAAGCGCACGAAACTGCGGTCCGGCGGGCTGCCGGGGAAGGCAAAGCGCAGGTCATCGCTCAGCTCACACACCACCACGTCGGCGGTGTAGTCCACATACCCGCCACCACCCGAATAGGCATAGCTGAACGTCCGGGTTTGGACCTCCACCCGGTTGACTCGGATGTACTGCCGGCGCTCGGTCGGCTGGTCTTCGTTGTAGACCAGCACCAGGGTGCGGCCGATGGCCGGCGTAACGCTGCCGGGCCGCTGGAAGATCTGAATGCTGTTCTGCCCGGCGACATGGTTCTCAAGCAGGTAGCCGCTCCACTCGCTCGACTGGATCAGGTAGCTCTCGATGGCGTTCGCGATCTCGGTGCGGCGCGCGAAGGTGGCGCACTTGGCCAGGGTGATGGAGACATTCGCATCGTTGGGCGGCTTGGACACGATGACTTGGGCGCCCAGGTAGGTATCGGTGTTGTTGGTGCGCACGGCAAGGTGCAGCTGACGCACCGACACGTCGCCGTTCGCGCGGTCCAGCTCGGACACGTCGTTCCAGATGCCATTGCTGCCGCCATCGGGGATGATGGTGCCCGTGGGCCCGCCGCCGCCCTCGGGGTCGTCGGTCATCACGCGGGAGGCGAGCAGCTTGATGTCGCCGGCAAGGATGGTCATGGGGAAACCTCGATCAGTCGCACGGTGGCGATATAGGGATTGGTGTCGGCGGGCAGCTCGGGGCGGCCCACGGGCACGGCCTGCAGCGGGTCGTCGGGCGAGAACATCACCGTGAACTCACGGCCGTCCGCGTGCGTGAACAGGTAGGTCGCATCGGGCACGGATGCCAGGGCGCGCAGGTCCTGCAGCACGCCGCGCTCGATCCATCCGGCGTTGTCGTCGGCCTGCAGGGTGATGGGGCGGCCCGCTTGGCGCACGGCCGCATCCACCAGCAGCGCGCCGGTGAGGCTGTACTCCATGTCCTTTTCGACGGGAAGCCAGTTGTGTTCGTCGGCCCAGACCATGCCGCGCGGGATCTGCAGCGTGCCGAGGGTGTGGAATGTGGCGCTCATCGCGAGGTCCCTTTTCCGTTGGTGAGTTCGGCGAGCACGCCCTGCAGCACGCTGGCGCCCGACGGGTCGGTGTTGATGGACTTGCGCCCGCCGCGCATGTCGAACACCACGGTGGTGCCCATCCCCGAAGACACGCCGCCCGAGCGCTGGGGCCGGGCTTCGCCGCTGGAGGTGGGTTGCGTCGCCGTGGGCACGGTCTTGGCCTCGGCCTCGATGCGCGCCTTTTCGCCCTTCACGCGCTCTTGCTCGATCAGGCCCTCGACCCGCGCCAGCTCGGCCATGATGTTGCGTTGCTGGTTCAGGCTCTCCTGCGAGCGGGTCACGTTGCCGTAGTTCTTCTGGTAGTTCTGCAGCTGCTGGCGCAAGGCCCAGGCCTGCCGGGTCAGCTGGCTGTCGGCGAACTCCTCGCCGTAGCGCTTCACGATGTCCTGCGTGATGTCGGTTTCGAGCACAGCGGCTTCGCGGACATCGCCCGACTTCCCCACCAGGTCGGACCCGTTGCCCACCTTGTTGCGGTCGTGGATTTCCTGCAGCTTCTTGGTCGCGGCTGCCGCAGCCTCGGCGCTCTGGCCCATCTGCTGGAAGCCGCCCGCGGCACCGCGCGCTGCATTGCCCACGTTCTTGGTGGCGGTCTCGGCGTCCCGCATGGAGCGCACGATCACATTGCCGCTCTCGGTGACTTCCAGCTTCAGGCCGGACGCCGAGGCCTTGGCCTCCAGCAGAGCGCGGGCGGTGCGCACGGCGCTTTCGCCTTGGCGCTCGGCGGCTTCCATCGCGGCATTGGCCATGGCCGTGAAGGCATCGCGCAGCACCGCGGTCGAGGTGACGCCGTTTTTCTTCAGGGTGTCGAACGCGCCTGCGGTCTTGGTGGCGACCTCGTTCAGATCCTCGGTCGTCTTCATGCCCAAGCTGCGAAACGCTGCAGCCACCGCAAGCGCCGTTTCGTTGGCATCGGTCTTAGCGCCCTGCAATGCCTTGCGCAACTGCTCTTGGACCTTTGTGGCCTCCTGCCAGTTTCCGGTTGCCACGGCAGCTTCATACTCGGCCCGCAGCTCCCTGGTGCTCTTGGTTGCCTTGACCTGAGATGCGTTCTCTGCATCGATGGCCCGCTGCAGTATTTCGGTGGTCTCGCGGGCCAGGTCCTGGCCTTTGGCCATGCCCTTGAAGGCGTCCTCTGCTTCTTTGACGGGCGGAGCAACCTTCTTGACCTCGGTTGTCAGCCCGACAATGCCGTTCCGGGCTTCCTCGGATGCCTTCGTGATGGCATCGAGGGAGGCCTTGGCCTTGTCACGCATCGCCTGCGCAGCATCCCCGAACCCCTCGGCGGCGTTGCGGGCATCCTCGGCCGCAAGTTCGAAGCTCTTCGAGAGCCCGCCGAATGTGATGGCGGCGAGCCCCTCGCGGAGCTTGACCAGCCCCTCCATGACCACGCTGGCGGTCGAAGCAAATCCGGAGCCGATGGCGTAAATGGCGACAAGCACTGAATTGACGCCAGTGGACATGATCCCGTAGGCCGCTTGCACGATGGCCCCGGCGTTCGTGGCCTTCTGTCCCAACTCTTCGAAGAACTGCCCCGCCTGGCCGGCGAACTCCTGCAGCTTGGCAACCACGGCCACAAAATCGATGGTGCCCAGGAACTCGCGCACCCACTTGATACCGGCTTGAAAGGCGGTAGCGATTGCCTCGCCGAACTTGCCCACGGTTCCATCGGCAACAGCGCTGCGGAACGAGGCGGCCAGCTGATCGACAGCATCCTTGATCACGGGCAGCACGGGCGTGCCCAGCGTGTTGGTGAGGTACTCCCAGGCCTTGCCCAGCGAGGAAATAGAGCCGTTCAGGTTGTCGCGCAGCACCGCAGCCGTGCGGGCGGCTTCGCCTTCGGAGGTCTTCAGCTTGGCTGTGAGCTCGTCCAGCGAGCCCATGCCCAGGTTCAGCATCGCGCGCAGGGCCGGGCCCGCTTCGAGCCCCACGGCGTTGATCGCCTTGGCACCTGCAGGACCTGCGGCCGCAAGCTGGTGGATGGCCTTCTCGAAGTTGTCGGTGCTGATCCCTGCCGCGCCCAACTCCGCCCGGAACTTGGAGGCAGGGTCCAGGAACTGCGACATGATGCTGTTCAAGGCAGTACCTGCCCGGCCAGCATCGATGCCGCCCTGCGCGAACTGCCCCAGCAGCGCGACGGTGGATTCCAGGCTCAGGCCCAGCGCCTTGGCCGTGGGTGCTGCGTAGCTGAGTGCCTGGGTCAGGCCGCCCACGCTGGTCTTTGTCGCATTGGCGCCGCCGGCCAGTACGTCCGCCACACGGGCGGAATCCTTGAACGCCAGGCCCAGGCCGAAAACGACCTGCGTCAGTGCTTCGCTGGCCTCGCCTAGCCCGATATTCCCGGCCTTGGCAAGGTCGGCGGCCGGCTTGAGCGCTGCGATTGCTTCGGTGGCGCTCAGGCCGGCCTTACCCAGGTTTTCGAGTGCGAGGGCCGCCTCGACGCCGCCGAAGTCTTCGAGGCCCTCCGCAGCCTGGCGCAGCTGCGCCATCTCTTCCTTGGACGCGCCTGTCGCCGCTTGCACGCGGTCCATGCCCTCTTCGAGGTTGGCCGCACCCTTGACGGCACCCACGAACGCGGACACCCCGAGATAGGTAGCGATGGCCGCACCCACCGTCGCAACCGTGTTCTTCAGGTTGAGGAACACCGCCGAGGCATCGTCCTTGGCGTTGATCAGGATCTGAATGACTTTGTTGGCCATGCGCTCTTGTGGTGGGTGGTGCTACGGCTTGCGCTGGATCCGCGTGGGCAGGCCCAGGGCGAGCCGCAGGGCGCGCGCGGCGCCGTGCGGGCGGGGTCGCGCTGGGGTCAGATCACGACGGGGCGGCCGTCGCAGTAAATGGCTTCGCCGTTGGCGGGCTTCAGGCACTCCAGGCCGAATTCCATGGCGGCCACGTCGGTGCCTTCAGCGATCAGGGGCAGGTCGCCGCTGGGGGTCAGCGTGACCTTGGGCAGATACCAATCGCGGTTGCCGCCGGTGGCGTTGTCGGACACCACGCGCAGGGCACCCGAGAGCTCGGACTTGCCGCCGGACTTCACGCGCTCGAAGGCCGCGGCGACGGGGGTGTAGCCGAACTGCACCACGCTGTCGCTGGTGATGTCGCCGCCCTCGATGATCTGCACGCGGCCGGTCTCAGGATCTACGTTGTAGTCCTCGCCCGCGACATAGGTCGTGGTGCCGCCCTGGTTCTTCACCGTGATGGCAGTGACATTGCGCACGCCGAGAAGGTTGGCGCTCGTGGCGCCGAGCTGGTACTGGCGGCCCTGGATGACCGTGCGCAATTCACCGGTCACGGGGGTGGCCACCTGGTTCTTTTTCTCCAGCGTGCCGGTGAGCCAGAGGGCCGCGTTCGACGGGCTGAAGTTGTCGCAGGTGACGGAGCCGGTGCGGTCCACGCGGATCACCCAGGAACCATCTTTCTGCTGCAGGCCGGTTTCCGAGCTGTAGTGATCGGACTTCTCGGTCTCGATGGTCAGCGTGATGCCGGGGCAGTTGCCCAGCGGGATCTCGCCCGTCAGCTCCTCGCTGGCGTTGTAGGGGTCGAAGTACACGCGGCCGCGGGGGATCAGGTACTCGTTCTTGACGTGCTGGATAGCCATTGCTGTTGCTCCAATGGGTGGGAATCAGTCCTGGCCTTCGTAGAGGGCCTGGGTGGAAAAGAAGAGCTCGAAGGCGAGCACGCCGTCGGGCGGGTGGTCGGACTGCACTCCGACGCAGCGAAGCGGCTCCCACCCGCGGCCGCCCACCTTGCCGGGCGCCCAGTTGTGCAGGGCCTTGATGACCGCCTCGATAGCCGCGTCGAGCATTTCTTCTGCGTCGTCGCTGTCCCGAACTGCCAACGTGACACCCCACAGGGGCACGATCTGTGCAGCGGTGTTGCGAGTCGGGGCCGATTCCGCGCGCGCGAAATGCACATCCGCGCACGGGACCGGCTTGCGGTCCACCGTGGGGGAGCCTTTGCGAACAGTCCAGCCGTTGAGGGCGGGCAGTGCGGCCAGGCGTTCGGTAATGGGGTTGCCGAGGGCGAGCATGGCTATCAGTCCTTCGGGAACACAGTGACGTTGACCCAGCCGCCGGCATCGGGCTGCACCTGGCCGGAGACCTCGTGCACCACGCCATCGATCACCAGCTCCGACCCAGCTACCAGGCCGGGCGTGTTGGCGATGCAGAAGCCAGCGGTGAGGCTGGCCATGTCCACCGTGTTGCCATCGAGAACGCCGTCCCCTTCCCGGTCGAAGATGACGCCGAACGGCTGGCCGCCCTGGTACACCCCCTGCGCATTGCCGAGGCGGCGCTCCACCACGTCATTGACGCGGCTTTCCAGGGCGGCGAAGGGCGACAGGCTCATGGCGCTCAGGTCACGGTGCCGGGCGTGCCGGTGAACATCACCGCCATGCTGGTGACGCCGTTGCCGGCTGCCTCCCACGCGATGGCGGCAGCGCCGGTCACGTCGCCAGCGGCGGGCGTGGCCAGGTTGTCGTCGAAGGCGCCCGCGCCGCTGTTGGCGGACACGTCCCAGGTCAGCGTCTCGCCCTGGGCGATCACGGCGCCCGAGACCTTGGGCACGATGAAAACCCCGGTGCGCTTGGCCTCGAAGGGCTGGCCATTGGCGGCAGCGTGGCACGCCACCGCCAGGGTGTTGCCGATCTTGACGACCTGGCCCGAGGTCACAGCACCAGAGGCTGCGGGGACGGTGATCACGTCACCGGTCTGCTTGAAGTTGTTCATGTCCGATCCTTGGAGTGGTCGAAGGAAGGGGCACCCACCGGGCGCCCCTGCAATCAGTTGGCGCCGGTGGCCTTGCGCAGGCCGCGGTGGTCGATGACCTTGGCGCCGAAGTCTTCGCGGCACTTGATCGCCACGCCGTCCACCTCGAAGCCCTGCTTGGTCTCGATCACGGGCCCTTCGGCGCCGTCGAGATAGCAGTACTCGATGGTGTCCACCTGGTTGGAGTTCGCAGCCAGATACCAGGCAGTAGCGCTGTCACCATCGAGCAGCGGCTCGACCACAGGCTCCAAGGCAGTGCGGCCGCCTTGGCGGAATTCGTTCACCTCGCCAGGCGCCGAGGGAACGTAGTTCGAACTGGTGAACTGGTAGGCGATCTGCTCCAGGTCCGTGGGCACGATCAGATAGGCCGGCGCGAGGTTGAGGGTTTCACCCTGCAGCCCCTTTTGCTTGCGCATGTCCTTGCGGCCCGCGCCCAGCTTGGTGATGTTGTCCAGCACGCTGCCAGCGCCTGCCAAGTTGCTGTGGTTGGCGTGGAACAGAGCAACGCCGTCGCCCATGGTGGGATTGCTCAGCAACTGGCTGTAGACCAGGCGGTTTTCCAGGCGGGCGGCAGAGTCGCCGAAAGCCTGGATCAGGCGGTCGAAGCCGCGCAGGTCGTCGTTCACGATGGCCTGGCGCGTCAGCGGCACGATGCGGCCATAGGTCACCACCTTGTAGGACTCGCCGGAATCCTTCAGCGTGCCGTAGGTGAACTCGCCATGCTCGTTCGTCTGCAGCAGATCAGGAGCCCCCGACAGCTGCACCACGTCCATGCTCTTGAAGTCCGCTGCATTCGGCGCGCGGCGGGCCCAAATTGCATAGGTCGAGCCGGCCTGTTCGTAGGCGGCGCGCAGGCGCCGGCTGGCTACGTTGGACAGCAGGTTCGCAAAGTCGCCCGTGCCCTGCATGCCCGCCGAACGGACCTGCAGCATGCGCTCGGCAATCTCCATGCGGGTCAGGCCGCGGGTGTTGCCGCCCGCGCGCTCGATCATGTCGCGGCCCAGCTCCACCAGGCTGAACCCGCGGTATTGGCGACCGTTGTCGGTCAGCTGCGCCGATGGATCAACACGGTTTGCGAGCGCTTCCTGCATACCTGCCATGCGGGTATCGGTTTCGTCGCGCACGGTCTGCACGACGGTGTTCTGGTGGCCGCCGGCTGCAGCGTCGCGCGTTGCCAGTTCGTCCAACACGGCAGCGCGGGCGGCTTCCACAGTGCCACCAGCACGGATCAGGCCGCTGGCCAGGTGGGCCACACCATGGCGCTGGCACAGGTCCGCGATGTCAGCGGCGCGGGTGTCGGCCGCGGGCGCTACCGGCGCTGGGGCTGCAGCGGTGGCCACGGGTGCGGCGGTAGATGCTGGCGCGGTGGTGCCGCCGGCGGCGTTCAGGTCTTGAGGCATGGAACGTGTTCCTTCGGTTGAGGTTTCGGCGGTCGAGCCCACCGTGGGCGTGGAAGGGTTGGCGCGGGTTTCGATGAACTCGCATGGGAAGGTGCGGAGCTGGTGCTCGGGGCCATCGGCGCCCGGCTGCTGGCCGTCGGCGCGAACCTGGCTGCCCGCGTCCGCGGGGATGGGAACGAGGGAGACCTCCATGGGCTCCCAATCGATGACGCGGTACTCCCACACACCGCCGTCTTCTGCGGGAGACACCATCTCGATGCGGTGGCGGATGTACCCCACCGACACGTTTCGGATGATTCCGTCGGCCACGTCTTGCACGTAACCGGCCACCGATTCGCGGCGGCTAAAGGTCACATCGCAGGTGCCTTCGCCATTGCGAATGGCGGGGTTCTCGACCACACCCAACTGGGCCTCCAGGCTCCACTGGTTGTGCGAGTTCAGAAGGGGCGCGCCGCGCTGCAGGCGATCCAGGCGGATGGAGCTTTCGTCCACCACCAGGGTCTCCATGAAATAGCGGTCGCGCATCCAGTCATAGCGGCGGACAGGAGCCCCCGTCGTGAAGACCAGCGAGGCGGTGGCCAGGGGTGCGTCGGGCTGAGCTTCATCGCCCGCAGCGCGCGTGAAATGGCGCAGTTCCATGGAGCGCCCAGCGAGGGGCAACTCATCGCGGCGCGTCGCTGTGGTGGTGCTATCGGTTTGCGGCATGACCGGCACGATGCCGATTTGCCTGTCTCAAATCCCTCAAAACTGAGACGATCTTTAGGCCGCCTTCTTGGCGGGCGGGCTGTCGTTGCTGGCCGCGTCCACTTCGGACGGTGCGCGCCCCTTCTGCAGCAACAGCAGCAGGTCCAGGATGCCAAGCGACTTCAGCTTGTCCAGGTCTGTCTTCAGTTCGGCGAACACGGCATCGGGCTTGTAGCCGCGCTGGCGCAGCTTCTCGCTGAAGCTGGCCAGGCCGCCGGCGATCTCGGCCAGGTCGGCCTGCGCGTCCTGCAGCGGATTCGGCGAACTCCACTTCGGTGTCGTGTGGTCCACCCCGTACTCGGTGCTGCCGATCAGCCCGGCAAGGTAGGCATGCTCCACGAACATGCGGCACACCGCATCGCACCAGGTGGGGATGAAGCTCAGCCACTGCGTCATCTCGACATCGCGCCGGAAGTCGTTTTGCCGCATGCGCGCGCTGCTGAAGTTCACTTCGCTCATGTCCCCGGTCATCATCTCGTAGGTGACGCCGAAGCCGGCCGCGATGATGTGCAGGCGTTGCTTCACATACTCGACGTAGCCCGGGGCGGCCTTGGGCTCAACGATCTGGAAGCTCATGCCCTGGGGCATCTCGAGGATAGAGCCGCTGGGTAGCGCGCCAAGGTCACCGGTGCGCGCCACATCCCCGCCCTCCCCCTCGCCCGACCCGCCTGCAGGGTCCTCCTGCATGGCCGACGTGTCCCCGGTGGCCAGCACCGCCAGTCGGGTTTCCAGGTTCTTGCGCTGCGCTTCCGCGTCCTCATACAGGTGCAGGTCGCGCACCGACGGGATGACCGGCGCCAGGCGGGTAATGCCGCGGCCCTGGCCCGGGCGGTCGGGATTGAATAGGTGGATGATCTGGCCAGCCGGAACAGGGCGGCTTTCCGTGCGGAAGCCCACGCGTCCGAGGATGCGGGTTACCCAGCTGTCGCCGGGGTGCGAAGTGAAAAGCCAGTAGGCCACCTTGCGGCCCAGCGGGTCGTACTCGATGCCGTTGATCACCTGGTTGTTGCCGCGCATTTCGTTGCGCTTGCTGTCGAGCCAGTCGATCTCCAACATCTGGAACTGCAGGGGCACGGGCAGCCCGTCGGTCGGTCGGCGCGTGCGCGCGCGCAGCAGCACCTCCCCATCACCTTCCATGGTGCGATAGCCGAGCGCCTGCTGGCCATAGACGTTGGTGCGGCCATCGGCGTCAGCGAACGGGGCCCACTTCGTCCACAGGGCATTCAGCACCGTGGCGTGCGGCCCGGTGAACAAGGGGACGATCCCCGTCCCCACGGTCTGCGCGACCAGGGCGCGCATGCCCTGGGCGATGTATGGAACGTTCTGCTGCAGCGCGCGCGAGCGGATGCGCAACTGTTCGGCGTCGGCCTGGTGATCAGCGTTGGCGCTGGCCCCGCCTCGGCGTGGATTCCATCCGTCCTTCTTGTTGGCCCCCTCATAGGCGCGGCTCGCGCGGTGCAGCATCTCGCGCGCGACCGTGCGGCGCAGGCCGGCGCGCGGGTTGAAGTAGCCGACGATTGCGTCAACGATGTTGCGGCGGGCGTGAGCGCGGCGTGCCATGGTCAGTCCCCCCGCAAGGTCTTGAACTGGAAGCTCAGCAGCCGGCGACGCCCGGGCCGGCTGGCGGCCAATTCAGCTTGCGCGTCGTCCCGCGCTTTCATGAGCTCGCTGATGCTGCGAAAGGTGACGGAGCGGCCGTTGTAGGAAACGGTTTGCTCGCCGCTGCGAATGGCGGCGTTGAGTCGGTCGATATCTGCCTGGGTGACGGCCATGGTGGTTCCTCGTTCCCACCAGCCGAGCGGCGCGGAGGGTCCGCCGACCGTACCCAGGAGCCTGTCTCAAATCCCGAAAAGCTGAGACGACTTCACGAGCCCCGCCCTGCTCCACCCTTCGGGGGTAGCCGGGCCTGCTTGATGAAGCGGTACACGGACGCCTTGGAGATCCGCAGCCGGCGCGCCACCTCCACTGCATTGCGCCCGTTGAACAGCGAGAGCACCTCCTGCACCAGGCGCTGGCGGTCGGTGGCGCCGCGCGCGGGGATGTAGACGGTCTCGCCGCTGAACTCCTCGCGAACGGCGGTCTTGGCCTGAGCGAACTGTTCGCCCGCGATCTGCGGGAACTCGGCCAGCAGGTACTCGAAGATCCGGTCCACGAGGTCCGGCTCTTGCGCGACCAGGTCGGCCAGCGGTGGCGGTGCAGGGGTGGCTTTGCCTGGGGTGGTAGTCTTGGTTTTGGTCATGGGTTACCCGAGTCGAGCGAGTTTGGAAGCGGGGGCCGGCGCCGGTCGGCGCGGCTTGGGACGGGGGGCGGCCGGCGGGGGCGGCGGTGCAGGCGGGTCGCTCTCGGCTTGTTCGCTGACCGGCAGGGGCCGGGGGGCGCGCGGCTCCAGGCCGAGCTTGCGCTCGATGGCGCGCCAGGCGGCTTCAGACTTCGTGTGCAGCGCCATGCGGTGCGCCACGAACAGGGCGTAGACCGTGCAGTCCAAAGCCTCATTGCGCAGGCGGTTGACGTTCACCCAGCGCGTCACCATGCCCCGGGCCGTGGCGGTCGGGACGCGGCTCTCGGCTGTCAGCTGGGAGTAGAAGGCGGCGGGCAGCTGGTTGCTGAAGTGCACGTAGCCGGGCCCGGGGTTGCGCACCTTCAGGCGAGCGAACAGCAGGTCCTTTGCCGTGTCGGCGCCCACATACCAGAGCTTCACGCCCTTCTTGATCACGCTGCCCTTGTAGTTCACGTCCTGGGCCTTGTGGCCCGCGCTGATGGGCTGGCCCGGCGTCGGATCACCGCGCACGCCGAAGACGCGCACCTTCTCGCGGAAGCGCACGAAGTTGTAGCCCTGGTGGGTGAAATGGCCCATCATGTCGATGCCCACGCCCTGGATGGCCATGGGCGCGCCGCTCTCGTGCGTGTAGACGGTCTGCAGATATGGCGCCAGCTTGCTGGTCCATTCCTCATCGACAGCGGGGTCCGCGGGGATGACGGCATAGTCCACGCACCACATCTCTTCCCCGCGGCCGATGGCCCACACCACCACCTCGAACCGGTCATCCTGCACGTCCACGCCGGCCACCAGCACCAGGCCACCCATGGGCACGGCGCGCAGCGCGAAGGCCTCGGCGCGCTCCTGCAGGGCGTCGGCCTCCAGCTTCTCGGACTCGTCGTCTTCCCAGGTCTCGCCCAGGGTCTCATTGATCCAGCCCATCAGCGGGCCCTTGTCGCCCGTGCGGCGCTTGGCCATGGCGTTCAGGAACTCCGAGACGATCTCGGCCCAGGTCGCCTGCGGGCTGTAGGCCGTCCACACCTTGAACGCAACATGCCGCGGCGGGCGCGTGGGCATGCCGGCGGCATCGCGCCAGGTGCGATCCGCACCGAAGCGCCAGGCGCCGCACTCGCTGACCCAGGCGCCCATGGGGGCGATGCGCAGGTAGTCGGCCTGGCTGATCTTGCCGTGGCAGTGGTGGCACTGGTGCCACACCTCGCCCGGGTTCTCCTTGTCCCACTTGAAGCCGTAGGCCTTGTCCTCGCCGCCCCAGGCCAGGGGGTGCTCCAGGCCGCAATGCGGACAGGTCACCTGGTAGTTCATGCGCGCCTGCGCCACCAGCACCCGGCCCTCGACGTGGCTCAGGCCCTTGATGCGCGGCGTGCTGCCCAGGATGTGCTTCGGGAAGGTCGCGCCCTCCAGGCGCTTGCGGCTGAGCGTGACGGGATCGGCGGCCTTCTCGATGATCTGGTCCATGCCGTCCACCTCGTCCAGCTTGGCGCTGGCCACGGTGATGCGGCGGAAATTCTTCGAGGCCGTGGCCCCCAGCAGGTGCAGTAGCGAGCCGAGAAAGGCCTTCAGCTTCAGCGTGTTCTCTTTGCTCTTCTTCTTGAACGCCGGGAAGATCTTGCGCATGACCTTCACGTCGCGCAGCATGGGCTCCAGCTCGGTCTTGGTGAAGCTGTCGCTATCCGAGTCGGTGGGCTGCCACAGCGCCTGGTTGCGCTTCTTGTGGTGGGCGTCGTAGGCGATGCTGGCCAGCAGCATCTTGGTGTAGCCCACGCGCGCGCTCTTCTGGACATCGACCTCGAAAATCCGGTCGTCGCCCATGGCATCCATGATCCCGGGCTGAAACGGGTACGGGATCCATCGCTGTTGCTTCTGGCTGGACTCGGCCGACAGGTAGAAGTGCTCCTCGGCCCAGCGCGACAGGCTGACGGGGGTCTCCACCTTCAGGATGGAGAACCCCTTGCGCATGGCCTTGGTGATCGCCGATAGAGTCTCGTCGTTCAGCACCTCCACATCGGTGAGGGGGAAGTCCGCCTCGAAGTCGCGCGCGCCCATCAGTCGGCCGCCTCGTCGTCTTCGTCGTCGTCATCCTCGGCCGTCGGGTCCTCCACCAGGTCGAGCTCGGCGGTGTCGTGCACCCAGTCATTGCGCGCCTGGGCGATGGCCTCGCGCAGCGCCTCCACGGCCTCGAATGGCAGTTCGGGCACCTTCTTGAACAGCTCGCCGGGCAGGGCCTCCAGCTTGGACACCAGGGCGGCGCTGGCATTGGCCAGGGTCTTGGTGAGCAGCCCGATAGCGGCCCACTCGCCCAGGTCGCGCAGGTTCTTGATGCGCTGGCCCATGCGCTTTTCCCGGTCGAGCTTGGCCTTCTCCTGGCCAGGGTCGAGCCCACCCTCGGCCGGCGCGCGCCCGCCGGCCACCTCGCGCAGGTTCTCGCAGTACGCCGCGATCTGCTCGCCGATGGTGTCGCCGCGCTGGATCACGCCCTCTTTCACCAGCTGGCTGATCCGCCCCTCGCTCAGGTTCAACACCGTGGCCAGGGTCTGCTGATCGCACTTCAGCTCCATTGCCTCCAGAACCGTCCGATTCACTTTAGGCCCCTTAGAGCGTTGGCATTTAGCAACAGAGCATGGCCCGAATTACCCGTGCGGCACCCCTCCTGGGAGGACCCGCGCTCGCATTTTGATAGCGTCGCGTGCGCACAACACACCAGAATTCCGTGGCGTGCACGCAACAGTTCGTACCCTGCTGCTGTGGGCTGCATGTGTGGGTGAGGCGCTGGGTGCTGGGTCATTCGCCGGCCACCTGCCTGATGCGGAAGCGCACACGCTTGTCGAGGTATTCCTGCAGGTCTGCCTCTCGCGCGATCTGGTCCTGGTTGATGCGCGCTGTGTACGTGCCATTGCGAACGAACATGAGCACAGGCTTCACATCGACCCCGTGTGTGCCACTGGCTGCCCATATGCCAGGGGCCAGGTGCTGCCCACGCATGCGGCCATAGGACACGAAATACTTCCTGCCCGTGGTCTTGGCCGTGCCCTTGTGGATGGCACGCTTGCGCTTGTCTGTCATGTTGGCGCGGTAGCCCTGCTCCCCACTGGCCTGCAGGTAGCTGATGAGCTGGGCCACGAACGCCCCCCGCATGTTGCCCCGGCCGTCGTCGCTGCCTGGGTAGGGGGTCTTGGGGATAGCGGTCTGGTAGCCGTTGGGCAGGATACCGGCACGGCGCAGGGCCACCTCGCTGCGCTTGTCCGCACGCTTGCCCCCGTGTTCCTGGGCCTGCAGCACGTCCTGCGGATCTACCCCCACCTTCCCGCCCTTGGTGGGCAGGCGCTGGGTGTGCAGCGTGGGGGCGATGGCCACGCTCAGGTTATCGGGTGTGGCAGGGAATACCTTCGGTGCGCGCTCGATGAACGGGGTCACGCGATCGAACTTCGTGCGCATGGCGGCCTGCTGGGCGCGGCGGCCGTGAAAGCCGGTGTCGTTGAGTGCCGCCGCATAGGCGCCCTTGGCCTGGGGGCCGGACAGCGTGCCGAGCAGCTTCTCGACCGCGGGCTGGCCCTTGATCTGGATGTTGAGCTTCACTGCCATGCGGCCCCCTCGCATCGGTACTGGGCCACCAGCACCCAGGCTTTGCCCACGAGCATCGGCTGCAGGCCGGTCTGCACGAGTCGCCCCCCACGCTCAGCACACGAAGGCTTGCGTTCGCAGCCTGCGAGCAGCACCAGCACGGCCAGCGCGGTACACCGCATCAGGTTCAGCACGGCAGTTCCCCCGTCTCGACAAAGTGCGCGAGCACGGGCAGCAGCTCGGCCACCTGCTCGCGCGAGAGGTGCATGCGCGTGGTCAGGGAGACCGCGCCAGGGATCGGAAATGGCACCCAGCCGGTGCGCTCTCCGGTTTGCACACCATGCGCGGCGGCCTGGCTGGCGAGGATCAGGGGTTCGGCCGCATCCACCCCCAGCCAGACCATGGGCTCAGCTGCCGCGCTGCTCTTCTGCAGGCTGCAGGCGACCCCATAGCCGTCGGCAAACTGGATCAGCGCGAATCCGCGTGCCGTTTCACTTCGCTTCATGTTCACCACCTGCCTCCTGTTCTTCCGCGCCCTTCTGGCGCTGCATTTCCTCTGTGAGCAGCTGCGGCAGGTCCGCCAGCACGCCCAGCGACTCCCTGGCGTAGCGCTTCGCCGCCCACCAGGCGTAGGCCCGGTCCACCTGGGCCAGCGCCACGCAGTGCGCCAACATCACGCGCCTGTGCTCCTCTAAATTCACCACCGCTCTCTCTGCACATCTACCCCCTGTGTCTTTCCCCGTATTCCTGCCTTCTGGTGGACGGACCTAGCCATTCCTGGAGGTCCTTCACTACTGCCCTCCGGAGCCACGTAGACCCGCCAGACGTTCGGGGCAAGGGCTCTGGCTTCGCCACCCTTTGCTGTCTCTCAGCCCCTAATCCCCCAGTCAGCTATCCCCTGGTGCCTGTCGTTAAACCATTGCCGACGCATCCAGGCGGCACGTAGAAAGCGGCGTGCGCGCTGTGTTGGTGATGCCCGGGCCTACATGCCGGCCTTCCGCCTGACCTTCATCAGGAGCGAGCACACGGCCAGGAGCCCCGAGCGCTTGTGCATGTCGTTGGCGTCATCGCCCACCGTGGGCGCCATGCAGTAGGGAAGGCCTGTTTCGACGGCGGCCAGCTCACCGGGGCCGCGGGCCTCGTAGGGCTCGCCACGGTCACGCTTGGCGCGCTCGGGCTTGGGCAGGTCGTCGTGATCGGCGAACACGTAGCGCCGGCCGGTGGTCTTCTCGGCCACATAGACCATGTTCGAATCGGAGAAGCACACCATCACGCAGGCGTTCAGGCGCATCTGGCGCACGGCCATTTCGATGGAGAGCCCCGTCGCGAAGCCCTCGCAATAGATCGTCTCCGTGGCGCGCGGCGGGCCCAGGCGCAGCACGGCGCCGCGGGCCTGCATGCCGTAGGTCATCTTCTTGACCCAGCGCATGCGGCCCGGCTCTGCCTCGGTGTCGGTCCAGCGGATGACCTGGGCCCCGCGCACCGTGTTGGTCTGCCAGTCGCGCATGGGCACCAGCAGCGCGCCGTCGGGCGCGACCAGGCCCTGTGCGTTCGGCAGGCCCTTGTAGTGCAGGTAGTTGTGCGGGCCGGCCACGGCCGTGCGCAGCATGTCGCCAGCCGTCACAGCGGCCCGGCGGTAGGCCTGCTCCTGCGCCAAGCGCTGGGCGTCCCTCTTGGCCTTCCAGGCCTGTTTCTCTTCCTCGGTCCAGGGCTTGGCGTCGGGGTCGTTGAACCACTGGGTGCGCTTCTCGCCATCCCAGGCGAACACCCAGCCGCGTTGCCCGTCCCAGTAGTACGCGCCGTTGCGGCTGCGCGGGTGCTCGGTGGTGGCGCAGCGCACCACCTTTTCGCGCGGGGTGAGGCGCGAGGGGTCGATGTCCACGCCATGGGCGCGGGCGAAGTCGATGAACGTCGTCACGCGGCCTGCCTCGCTTTCGCGCGGCGGATGTTCTCGGAGGTGATGCGGCTCTTGACGGCCGGCGTGATGTCCACCGTGGGCGCGTGGTTGAAGCTGTAGGAGAACGGCGGCCAGTTGCCGGTCCATTCCTTGAATTTCAGCTTCACGAAGCTCTCTTTGCGGCCGATCTTCGGATTGCCGTTGGCATAGGCGCACAGCTGGTTGAACAGGTGCGCCTTGTCGTCGGCCAGCTTCTTCTTGCCGATCACGATCTCCTGCATCTCCCCGGCCTCGTGGGCGATCTCGGAAGAAGCCACGATCTCGAAGCCGCAGGACATGCAACGCTTCTTGAAGGGCTTGTGCCCGCAGGTCGGGCAGCCGGTGGTTTCGCGCTCCTCGGGCACGTCGGCGCGAACCTGCTTGTCCAGCATCTCGCCGTCGTCCAGCGTGTCCAGGCCGTAGAAGAAGATCTTCTCGAAGTCGTCGGCGAAGCGGATGATGTTGCCGCTGTGGTCCAGCAGAATGCAGTCCACCTTGCCCGTGGCGGGGCTGGAACGCAGGCCACGGCCCCACATCTGGATCGCGGTGGACAGGCTCTTGCGCAGCGGCCTACAGTCCACCACGCAGCCCACGTCCTGCACGTCAAAGCCCTTGGCCAGGGCCTCCACGGAGATCAGCACGCGGATGGTCGAATCGGGCTTCTCGAACTCGGCGATCAGGCTGTCGCGCTCGCGCTTCTCGGTGTCCTTCGTGAAAGTGGCCGCGAAAATGCTCGCTTCGTTGAACTGCCTGCACAGCTCCTCACAGTGGGCGATGCTGGCACCGAAAACGATGGTCTTGCGGCCCTCGCCATGGCGCAGCCACTCGGCCACCACGTCGCCGATGATCTCCATGCCACGCTCGCCCGCCTCGGTGTCCAGCCACTCGCCCTTGCTGTTCACCTTCGCCCCGGCCATGTCGGGGCGTCGGCAAGACAGCACGCGCATGGGCACAAGCACGCCCAACTGGGTGAGCTCGTTCATGGTGGTGGGGCTGATCAAGTTGCTGAAGACCTGGCCCAGGCCTTTGGAAAAGGGGGTGGCGGACAGGCCGATAACGCGGGCCTCGCTCTCCTGCGCGTACTTCACCCACACCTCGCGCTGGGTGTGGGCTTCGTCCACGATCAGAACGTCGGTCTTGGGCCAGCCGCGGCTCTCGATGGTCTGCACGCTTGCGATCTGCAGCGGGCGGCTCCAGTCCTGGCGGTAGTGGTCGCCCTGGATCACGCCATGGTCCCGCAGCCCGTATTCGTCGGCGCGGCGGCTGGTCTGGTCGATCAGGGTGATGCGGTCGCACAGGAACGTGGCGCGCTTGCCCTGCTTGATGGCCTTCTGCGCGATCCGGAGCCCCAGGTAGGTCTTGCCCGCGCCCGTGGGGGCCATGAGCATCTGGTTCTTGTGCCCCTCCAGCAGGCCAGCGGCAATGCCGCGCATGGCCTGCTTTTGGAACTCGCGGGGCGGCGGAAATGCGTCTGCGTCGAACTCTTCGAACAATGCGCTCACGATGTAACTCCTGCCTTGCGTTTCCAGCTGCTGACCTGGCGCTTCAGCTCGGCTACCTCGGTCATCAGGCTGTTGATGCGCGCCTGCAGGCCCTGGGCCAGCGTGCGCTGTTCGGTGGCCACCTTCACCGCCTCTTTCAGCGGGTCGGACTGCTCCACGATGCGGACGTAGTGGTCGAGGTCCTGCTGGGTGTCGCGCAGCTGCTCCCGGAGCGCGGCGGTCTCCTCCACCAGGCCGGCAACACGCTGCTGATCCTCGGCAGGCTCCTCCTGCACAGCGGGCGGGCGTGGGGCGGGGGATGGTGCGCGCGGCGCGGGCACCAGGGAAGGCAAGGGGTCGATGCCCCGGCTGTCGGTCATGTCCAGGGCGGTGCCGGGCTCGTCCGCTGCCGGCGGCGCGACGGGCGGTGAGCCGGCCCGGGCTGGCTCGGCGGCTGATGCGGAGGCGCGGCCGATGTTGGCCGTGTTCATCACCGCCTCGGTTCCGTGCCGCGTGGTGTAGGTGCGCTCGGCAGGTTTCTCACTATCCAAATTGGATAGTGAGCGCCGGACGGTGCCCACCGTCGTCGGTGAGACGCCGCAGTGCTTCGCGATCTGGTTGTCGCTCCAGGCGCTCGAAACAGGGTGCTGCAGCGCCCCCTCCACCGCACGCCGCTTGTCTGCGTTGGTGCGGCGCAGGCCGTGGTTTCCATTGGCGCCATAGCTGTAGAGCTGGGCCTCCTCGCGAGTGCCTGGCGTGATGTCCTCATAGATCGAGGTCAGGCCGGCGGCCCGGGCGCCGTGGAAGCGGTGAAAGCCATCGGCCAGCCACCGGTGCACACCGTCGAAGAAAACCTTCACGGGCGGGAACTGCGCACCAGCCTTGAAGGCCTCGGCGTACTCGGCCACGACGGCTTCGTCGATCTTTTCGCGCGACTGTGTGTCGCCGTCTATGCGGATCAGGTCGAGGTCAAGCATCAGAAAGGGACTCGGGGATCGTTGGGCACCCAGACCACTTCAAAGCGGCCGACCGTGCCAGGCACACGGCGGCGGGCCTGGGCGGCCAGGAGGGAGAGCGCGACCGGCGAAAGGCGGTGCGTGGTGGCATCGCTGCCGAAGTTGCCGAAGTTGAAACCGCGGCCATCGGCCACTGCATCCAGCATTCCGGTCAGGGCGTATGCGTAGCGTTCTTGGATAGGCTTGAAGCGCTGCAGGGTCACAGCCGGCGGGCGGTTGTCGGCGCTGTAGAGCAACGTTGTTTCCCACACGCCAGCATCCATGTCGGTTACAGGGCTGAGTGCCACAGCGGTACGGGTTGCGGGCGCGCTCATTCCGGGGTGCCCTCGAACTCGCGGCGCCACTGGGCCGTGCTAAGTTCGTCGCGCAGCACCGCCACATGGCGCTCAGCCGCAGCGAGTTCCTCCTGCAGTTGCTCGACGGACTTTGGCAGCACCGCCGCGGGCACCATGACCGGGAGGTAGGCGCCGGGCGTGGACGCGCTGATGACCTTGGGCGCGCGGATCACGCTGGCTCCTTGAAGGTCTCGCGGGTCTCCATGCGCACGCCGTCGGCCATCACCGTGGTGGTGACGCGCTCGGCAAGCACGGGCTCATCGCGCATGTGGCGCACGGGCAAGACCAGGCGCTCCGCCGCGGGCTTGCCCGCTGCGTTGACGGCGCGCGCGGCCTGGCGCAGCTTGCGCAAAGCCTCTTCGGCCTCGGCGATCTCGCGCTCGATGGTGTGCAGTTCGTTGTCGCTGATCACGCCATCGGACAACGCATCAATGAACGTGGCGGTGACATCGCCCGCCTCGCGCGCCAGGGTGGAGACGCGCTGCATAGGCGTGGTCTTGCACTCGGGGGCGGCTTCCAGCAATCGGAATTCGCCCCCGCACTCCTGGGCCACATGTGCGGCGTAGTCGTAGGCATGGGGCACGCCGGCTTCAATGCACAGCCGCGCGATGGCCAATGCATCGGCGGCACCCAGCTTGTGGGTGCTTGCCCCGGACAGTTGCTTGCGAACGAATTCATCGTTCCAGCCATTGCGCAGGGAGATGACGGCACGGCCGCCTGGGAAGTGATCGACTGCGCGGCGCAGGGCGTCAAAGAGGCTCATGACCGGTTCTCCGAAATCTGGACGTGGACGGAATGGGAAGGGGCCGCGAACATCGAGCCCATGAACACACACAACACCCCTGCCCCTGGCCTGCTGCACGAGTCCTCGCGCACCAGCGTTTCAACGAACTTCGACGTGACGGCCGGCGCGCACCGGCGCACGTTCAACACGTCACATATGGCAATCCGGCGGGTGGGGGATGAAATCGAGGTGCGCTTCGGCATGCGCACCACCGAGGTAAACGAGACGCGGCTCGCTGCACAGCGGGCGCGGAACATCGACGCAATGCGCAGGCGGCTGTGACCGGTCATCTAGGCGCCCACCTCGACGGTCGCGCGCTGCCGGCCGTGGAGCTCCACAAGCGCGCGGTAGTTGCGGGACAGGATGTCTTTACTCTCGCCCCGTTCGATCTTGCTGATGGTGGATTGCGGGATGCCCGTCTGATCCTCAATCTGCTTTTGGGTCAGGCCGGTGGCTTTGATGGCGAGGACCAACTCGCGAGGCTCAAGAAGCATAGAAATATTCCTTTGCGCTCATTCTGCCATGTCGCACAAGAATATTCAATTCCGATTTAATGACCTTCATGAAAACTCTTGCCGAACGCCTTCGCCACGCCCGCAAGGAACGGGGAATGACCCAGGCCGAACTCGCCACTGAGGCAGACGTTCGGCAGAGCGACATTTCCAAACTGGAACGAGGCGATTCCCTGAAGACCAGCAACCTGGTTCGGCTCGCTCGCGCCCTGTCCGTCAGTCCCGAATGGCTAGACACTGGGGCCGGGTCAATGCTTCCCGGGCCTGGCTCGAACGTGGCTTCGGCGCCTGCGCTGATCCCCGCGCGCTTGATCCCTGTGGTGGGCCACGTGAAAGCCGGGCCTGATGGCTACCTCGAAGAGATGGAATTTCCAGTCGGGCACGGCGAGGGGTTCGTACAGTACTGGACGAAGGACCCCGAGGCCTACGCCCTTCGGATCAGGGGCGATTCAATGCATCCGCGCTACAGGGCCGGCGAGTACATCGTGGTCACCCCGTCGGTCGAGGCCCAGCAGGGCAATGACGTGGTGGTGCGCCTGCACGACGGCCGGAAGTTGCTCAAGATGCTGAACTGGCGCCGCGCCGAAGAGATGCAGCTCATGTCGGTGAACGATGGGTATGCCCCCATGACCCTGGAGGTGGTGACCGTGGACACGGTTCACCGGGTGGCGGGCGGGGTTCCATCAGATGCATTCATGGAGGCCGCGCCAGCTCCACATTGATGCCTTTCCGCCACTACGTATCTACGTAAGTATTCGGGAAAGACTCTTTTTATTCATTTGCGCTTGTAGACACTTATTCTTTGTTGAATAATTCATTCCATGCCCACCCCGGGCCATGGAGTGAAAAATGTCGAAGTCGATTTCCTGCGCTGACACTGCCAAGCTGATCCGCCAAGCCCTGAAGGAAGCCTTCAAGGGCGTGAAGTTCTCGGTTCGTTCGAGCACCTACTCGGGCGGCGCCTCCATCTACGTGGGCTGGACCGACGGCCCGAACGTGGCCCAGGTCGAGGCCGTGTCCAAGACCTTCAGCGGTGCCTACTTCGACGGCATGCAGGACCTGAAGGGCAGCACCTATGCCTTGATGGATGGCGAGGTGGTCCGCTTCGGCGCCGACTTCGTTTTCTCCAACCGCACCCACTCCCCCGCCCTGGTGGCCAAGGCCTGTGCCTCCGTGGCCCGCATGTACGGCCTGGCCGAAGTGCCCAGCGCCGCGGACTTCCTGCAGGGCCGCCTGCACGGCGTGCGTCTCAATGACGGCTGGGGCTACGACCTGGCCCAGCTGGTGCACCAGAACCTGGCCAAGCGCAGCGACCGCCTGGCCGTGGCCAAGTCCAAGACCGCCGCCCGCGTCATCTACCTGGGCAACGATGGCCACAGCGACAAGGGCGCCCTGCAGGCCGAGGTGGCCGCGTGATGGCCGCCGCGGTTCAGGTCATCTTCGACCAGGCGTTCCGCCCCGGGCGCGAGCCCCGCAGCGATGCCTACAAAGCAGGCGTGCTGGCCGCACTGCGCAGCCGCCTGGAGGGCATTCCCTTCCCTGCCCAGTATCGCGCTGGCAGCTCTGATCGCGACGCATACCTCGCAGGCGCCGACGAAGGCCGCGCCCTCGCTGCAGCTTCGAAGGAAGCCCGGGCATGAGCGCGATCACCTCGATCATCGAGGCCACCAAGGCCCGCACTGCGAGCCAGGATGCAGCCCAGCTGGCCCAGGCTGCGCGCCGCGCCATGGGCGCCCTGCAGTGGGACATGGCTGCGGCGCTCTACACCCAGGCCGCCGACGCACTGCCGCTGAATCCGCACACCAGCAGCGAGACCATCACCGCGCAAGCTCACCGGCGCTCGGCCCGGCACTGCACGGCCATGGCCGGCACGCAGGTGCCACCGCAACTGATCAAAGACGCGCCGGACTACCGCCGCCTGCAGCGCGAGGCCATCTCCCAGCACGAACGGGAGTGCGCACGATGAAAGCCCTTCGCACCCTGCGCGCGCTGGCCATCGACGCCGCCCTCTTCCTGCTGTTCCTGATCGCGCTGGCCCTCGCTTGGGCCTGGCGGGAGGCGTGATGCGGTTCCTGTACGCCTTCCTCGCGTGGTTCGTCTCGGCCGTCGTCGGCACGGTGCTGCTGATGGTGTGGATCGACGCGCTGCCCCCCTGAGCGCCATTTCCCAAGGCCACGCCGACGGGCCCTTTCGTCGGCATCCAACTATCTGGAGTTTTTCATGAACGCTGTTTCCCAAACCGAAGGCACCGCCATCACCGCCGCTGCAGCCGCGAAGCTGAGCGAATACGACTTCGTGATCGTGCTCGATGCCTCGGGCAGCATGGGCGAGCCCAACAAGGCCAGCAACCCCACGGGCCCGACCCGCTGGGCCGCCGCGCAGGAGTCCATCCTGAGCCTGGCCCGCGAGATCGGCAAGATCGACGCCGACGGCATCGACGTGGTGGTTTTCAACGGTGCCGGCGTGAAGTCCTTCACCGGCGTGACGGCCGACAAGGTGAAGGAAGTCTTCGCCAACAGCCGCACGACCAGCACCACACCGCTGGATGCCGCCCTGGTCGAGGCGCTGAAGCTGGCCGGCAAGTCCGACAAGAAGGACTTCGTGATCGTGCTGACCGACGGCGTGCCCGACGACCGCGCGGCCGCGGCAAAGGTCCTGGTCGATGCGTCTAACTCGCTGAGCGCGGATAACGAGCTCACCTTCCTGTTCATCCAGGTGGGCGACGAGCCGAGCGCCACCCAGTACCTGCAGGGCCTCGATGACAACCTGACCGGCGCGAAGTTCGACATCGTGGACGTGAAGACCGTCGCCGAGGTGGACCAGTTCCCCACGGTCACGGATCTGATCCTGGCCGCTATCGACGGCTGATCTTCAACCCCTCACGCCTGGCCCTCCGGGGCCGGGTAGGAGCCCCGAATGATCGACCTCATCTTGCTGGTGTTCGTGATCGCCGTTTTCTGCGCAGGCTTCTGGGCCGGCGGGAAGTTCGGCACGGCTACGAAGGCATGGGAAGCCATCACCGAATGGTTTCGCGAAGCGCCCTGATGTGAGCAGCGGGGGCCGCTTGCCCCTGCTGCTTTCCTACCACAACGGATCCGGCTTGTCCTGTTGCCGAGTCCACAAGACATCGACCGCCCCTTTCGCCACACTGAACCCATGACCGACAACCAGGCCTTCCGCGCCCTCTTCACGCTGCCGCCCCTTGCGCATTCGCTCCCTCTGGCCGAGCAGGAACTGCCGCCGGTGCAAAACGTCACGGGCGACACCGAGGTGGACGCAGTGCTCTGGCTTCACAAAGTGATCGAGACGGGCTCGCGGGACCTGATCGAGCGCGCAAAGCAGGCCGCCAAGCGCATCACCACTCCGATGAAAGAGCTTGAAAGGCGACACAACGACTTGCAGCGCCTTCGTGGCCTGCGGGGCGGGACGATGCACTTTTACTACGGGCTGGGCGAATTCGATCGCGCTGCCGAGCGAGCAATCGAACAGGCAGACCGGCGGCGCGAGGCACTTGCGCGCTTCGGAACGGCAGAAGCTCTTTTCGCTGACCAACCAGCAGAGGCGGCATGCAAGCAGGCTCTGCGCGGTTTGAAGGCGCCGAAAGACGAACTGGAAAGCTACGACGAAGTGCGCGCGGACGGGCGCTTTGTGAAGCGGCTAGATCTCACGCCGCACACCCTGGAGGACTGTCTGCACGCGCGGGCCTATTGGAAACAGCTCTACTGGCTGCGCCACGCCATGGAGAAGTGGAGCGGAGACGGCCGCCACGCGGCCCACGAGCACGACTGGTTTTGCCTTCGGTCCATGGGCCGCCTGAAGCCCCGCAGCAAGGAAGAAGCGCTCGCGGTGCTGGAGTACGCCTATGGCGGCGACCTAAACCACGACGACCAAGAGCCCATCATGCGCAACCTGGTTGCCGGGGGCTGGCAATGATGAAAAACGCGGCTTTAGTGCCCGTAGCGGGCGGAAAGCACCCCTTTTGCGCCGGTCGTGCGCGGCAGACTTCGTGGGTGTCCACCCCAAACCACTTTCTACGACTTGGTCGTGAACCCCAAAGCCTAATTTTCTCGGCGCTTGGCGAATGCCGATTCGAGTTCCTCTCGGTACTCAGTCAGTGTAGATCGGAGCGCTTGCATCTTCGCGAGCTCGGTGTCCCGCTCCGCCTTCAGAGCCTCGGCCTGGTCTCGAAGGCTCTGAATTTCCTCCTGCAATGTGTCGAACTCGGCCGTCCCGGCCTCTGCCTTTGCGAAGTCTTCATCGGTCTGTGCTGCCCGCGCCAGCAGCTCAACCTCAGAAGAAATAAGCCGCATCCGGATTCGGATGTTGTCCATGCGGCTATGGAGAAGGTCAGCCCGCAAGGCCAAGGTGTCGGCGCGAGCGAGCGCGGTCGCGACCTGTGCCTCCACCGCACGCCGAAAGGTGTCCCCATCCCCCTCGAAGGAGGCGACAAGACGAGAGGTAACTTCCGCACTGAGGGAGCGGTTGTTGCCTGCGGCAGATCGCATCAGGCGATCCTTCAGCTCCGCCGGCATGCGGAGATTGGTTTGAACATCTTCCTGAGACATGAGGCCATTATCCAAGCAAAGTGCTTGCACACAACCAAGCACAATGCTACATTCAAAACCAAGCAGAGTGCTACATGAAAGGAAGCGATATGGCACCCAGCGACGTGCAGACCAATGTTCGACTCCCTGCGGAGCTCAAGCAATGGCTGCAACAAGAGGCCGACAAGGCCCGGCGCAGTCTCACCTCAGAGGTGGTTCTGCATCTAGAAGCAGCACGCGCAGCAGCGCAGAAAGGTCAGCAATCGTGAGTGCACTCCCTAAACCCCAGCGCCAGCCGGTCACCATGACCAGCGTGGAGATCGTGGACTTCATCAACGGACTGCGCAAGGAAGAGGCTGCGGCGGCCGGCAAGGCCTTCCCCTCGCCCGGACACGCGAAGCTCGAGCACTCCGATTTCATGAAGAAGGTGCCCGAAGTGCTGGGAGGGGGTGCCGGAAATTTTTCCGGCACGTACCTCCACCCGCAGAACGGCCAGACCTACCCCTGCTATGTGCTCCCTAAGCGCGAGGCCACGCTGCTGGCCATGAGCTACAGCTACGCCATGCAGGCCAAGGTGTGGGACCACATGACGGCGCTGGAAAACCGCCTCGTGGCCCTGGCAGTGGCGCCCCGCGCACTCACGCGCGGCCAAGTGGCGGCAAGCATCCTGCTGCTGCGCAGCGCGGCCGAGGATCTGAAGCTCGCACCCTCGGCACTGCTGGGCGGCTACCAGAAGTTGCAGGAGCAGATCGGCGTGGTGGGCCTGCTGCCCTCCTACGCTGTGGACTCTCCGGCCAACTCGGGCAGCGGCTCCAGCGAGACCACCAAGGCACTGGCGGTGCTGCTGAAAGAGTTCAAGGTCGGCATGGGCCCAGCAGCGTTCAACCAGCTGCTGCAGCAAAAAGGCTTCCTGAAGGAAGAACACCGGCCCAGCTCCAAAGGCGGCACCAAGGCATTCAAGGTGTGCGCGAACTTGGAGTTCGGCAAGAACATCACCAGCCCGAAGAACCCGCGTGAATCGCAGCCGCACTGGTACGTGGCTAAGTTCCCCGAATTGCTGCGCCTGGTTCTGCCGCCGAAAGATGGCGCCCCGCAGGGCGAGCTGTTGTGAAAACAGTGGCGCGCGCCACTGAAGAAACGCCGGCCGACCGGTGCAAAGTGCAACTTTCTCGGAGATGCGACCGAATCGGGTGCTTTTCGAAGGTAGGAATCTCGGCCGCAGAGCAGGAAAACAAGGATGATTAGCCACATGACCACCGCCCAGCCCCCGCCCCAAAAACGAAGGCCGGCATAGAAGCCGGCCTTGTCCGAGTACCGCAGCGCTTCGACCTGCTGCATGTGCTCTTGTCCAGAACCCTTCCCAGAGAACGAACATGCTTAATCCTACAGCAGAGGCGCCGCTGCGCGCAAATAAAGCCCCGGCGCGGGCAAAGCAGCGCACCCAGCGCGCGCCGGCCACGACCGACGGCGAGGCCGAAAAGCTGGTGCGCAAGGCCGCCCAGCAGATCAGTTCGGTGCTGGTCCCCATCACCAACTGCTGGCCCTGGGGGGCTGAGCGGGTGCCGGGCATGGACCACATCAACGAAGCGGACGGCCACCTGGTGGACCTGGCCACAACTCCCGAAAAATGGGCTGTCGATTGCGAGGGCGTGCAGCCATCTGTGCCAGACCTGCTGCAACAGGCGCTTGAGCAGCTGGGATTCGCGGCCACAATGCTGAACGAGAAACCTACCGAGCACCTGGGCGAGATGGTCGCGCTGAAGGTGTTGGTGCACCACGCACTGGAAGCGATGCGGGAGCTGCAGACAGCCTATCGCGGCCTGCCTGCCACCATGGAAGACCTGCGCGCCCAGCCGGCGTTTTCGAGCATGCGCCCGTTCCGTGAACCCCCTCGCCCGCCGCTGCGGCGCGTGGATGGTGAGCCTTCGAGCCCCATCACCGCCGAGACCGAAGCCCACGAGGCGGGGGAAATCGGCATCCGTTCTGTGATCCGCTGCAGCTACGACATTGAAGGCATTGCAAATGCAATCACGCTGCTCGGCGACGAAGTGGACCACGAGGGAGACACGCACAACGGGGCCCTCCTTCGCTGCTACGGCACGCGCATCAAGTCGCTGAACGGCGTGCTCATGAGCTATCTGGATGCCGATGGCCCGACCCTGCAAGAGGTGCAGTACTGCATGTATCGCGGCGCCCTGACCATGCCAGAAGGGAGCCTCGAATGAACGCCGTTGCAACCCCACCTAAGACATCGCGTGCGCCACGCGCCAAAGCCGCTGCACCAGCGCAACCACCGGTGCCGGCCTGGGCCACGCTGCTGGATGCGATCAAGCAGGATCTCAGCCGCGTGCATTCGATAGTCGCAGAAGTGGCTGAAGAGCTCCTTGGCGACGAAGGCGAAATTGTGGTGCTGCTCGACATGGCCACGGCGCACATCGGCGAGGCCCACGGAATGCTTGTCAGGGGTCAGCCCACCCAGGCACTGACTGACAATGTGTTCTATGCGCTGGGCAAGCCGTTGGCCCTTCTGCTGGGCGCAGCCGCGATGACCAGGGAACTGGAAGTGGACATTTTCTCGGACACCATTGTCCGCGCGCATTCGATGCTGGACGAGTGCCAGGACAACCTCGACAGCCAGGCCATCGGCAAGCTGATGCCCGAGTCCTGCGCGACCACGCCGGCCGAGGTGGCGAGCACTGGCCAGGCCGACGATGCCGAGGCATGGCGCGAGCTGGCCTTCGACGCGAATTTCGAGATCCAGAAGCTGGCCGAAGGCATGCAGATCATCAACGAAGCCCTGGGCAACGAAGACCACCCCATGGTGCACGGGATCATGGCGCGCATCAACACGCTGACCACCATCGTGTTTCTTGCCGCCCGCCTCTACCCCGGCCCACCGGAGGATTGGGGCTCGCCGACCCTGGACGAACTTCGTGGTCAATTCAAGGGGAATCGGCCATGATCGCCACCGCTACAAAGCCACGCGCACAAGCTGCGCCCGCGGCTCCCATGCCCACGCATGCGCCGCGCGAACCCAGCCGACACGAACTGCCCGCACAGATGCCGCAGGACAAATCGGCGGCCCTCGGCTGCAGGCTGTCCATCGCATGCGCGCTGCTCGAGCTGCTGACACTCAATCTCGATTCGGAGATGGAAAAGGGCGCGACAGGCTCGGACGATGTGATGGGAGTCCTGCAGCATGTGGACCTACTGCTGCACGAGCTGCATCGGGACATCGGCGAAATCGTCGGCGTGCTGCCCGATGATCTGCGCTGGCGCACCTTTGAAGCGAAGACCATCGTATCCCTGGCTCAGCGCATGACGTTTGATGATGGCTGGTCGGCTCGGGGCTACGACGCCACTATGCTGATCTGGTGCTTCGACGCGGCGAAAGAGGCTCTGCAGCGCGCACAGAAGGCCCTCGACACGCTGGAGCGTCGCAATGGCTGACCGCATCGAGATCGCCCCGTTCGGAACCCGGCTAAGAGACCACCGCGAAACCGCGCGTCCTACTTCACATCTGCATCACGAGGTCCAGGGGAATATGGATTTCGTGCGCGTAGGGCCCTGCAGGCGGACGATTTTGGAGAGCTACTGCAAGCTGGATAGCCTGAAGCGCGTCCTCTCTACGGCTGGCGTCAAGCGTCATGAAATAGGGCCAAAAGCCACGGGGAAAGTTGACTACTGCGCCGGCGCTGCCATCGTCTTGTTCGAGCCGAAGCGTGCCGCCGGCCCAGCGGAGCGTGAGCCCTTGAGCATTCGCCCAGTCTATGAGGTGATCAACAACAATCTTCGGCCCGTCCATTGCTTCGTCCCATGGAAGTTTGAGTATTTAGTATCCACCGAATTGGGTTACTTCCAGGCGCTGCTACTCGTAAGTTTTGCCGCTCAAAGTGCACACCCAATTGCGGGCGTGGGTCAAAGCCTCGTCCTCTGTTTCGAAGATCGCAGGCAGATCGACTTTGACTACCTTGCCTCCGGTGAATTCAACCGATGCCACGGCCCACTTCTCTTGTCGGATCAATGTGACCCAACAACTGTTGTGCTCATCGCAGCGAAGCCGATGCTCTGTCGTGACGAAACCCATTCTGGCTCTCCTCCCATTGAGAACTCCACTTTAAAGGAATCCCCGTCAAGGAGCAGAGCATGAAGCATTCCGACCTGAAGCACCTGCGCCGCCTAGTGGGCTGGGCCCGCTGCGAGATCGGCGAGAGCCCCGAAGAGTACGTGGCCGGCGTGCAGGCCATCGCCGACAAGCTGGGCCATCCGCCCATCGACGATGCCGCCCGGCAGCGCCTGGTGGAGGCCTACGACCGCCGGCGCGCCGTGCCCAAGTACGTGCGCGCGGCCGTCAAGGCGCTGGACCGCTACGCCCGAGCCCCCGGCGCCGTGGTGGAGGTGAAGGTTCGACAACACAAGGCCAGCGGTCTGGTCCTGCTGGCGCAACGAAAACCTCCAGGAGGACCAAGCCAATGATGGTCGAAGCCCCCGCAACCCCTTTTCTCAGTGCGGCCGAGGTGGACGAACTATGCGCACCGTTGACGCAGCGCCACGCGCAGATGCGCCATCTCTGCCACCTGCTGGACGTGGACAGCCTGCCTCGCCGGCCTGATGGCCTGCCGCTGGTGGGCCGCAAGATGATCGAAGAACGCCTGAACCGCAAGGGCTCCTACAAGGCGCCTGCAGGCTTCAACTGGAGCAAGTGAACATGGGACGCAAACGGGATCGCGCCTCGGGCTTCGGCCTGCTGCCGCGCATGGAGGCCAGGCCGCACAAGGGCAGCGACAAGGTGACCTATCGCTACCACCCGATGGGCGGGAAGCCGATCAACCTGGGCCAGGACAAGCGCGCCGCCATCCAGAAGGTGCTGGACATGAATGGCGCCGGGGACGACAGCGGCACGCTGCTGGAGCTGTGGCGCACTTACCAGACGCTGCCCCAATGGAAGCGCCTGAGCGACCAGACGAAAAAGGACTACACCACCTACAGCGTGAAGCTGTTGGAGGTGATGGGCAAGGCCTCGGCGCGCATCATCCGCCCCGCCGACATTGCCCGCTATCTGCGCGTAGAGCGAGCCGATGCACCGGTGCGCGCGAACCGCGAGATCGCCCTGCTGTCCAACTTGATGACCGTTGCCGTGGAGCGTGGCGACATCGACGTGAACCCCTGCAAGCAGGTGAAGCGCAACCTTGAGAGCCCCCGCACGGAGGCGCCGGAGCCCGCCGAGCTCGCGCGGTTCATTGCCTGGCTGGGGAGCCAAGGCGAGCAGCGGCAGGTGATCGCGCTGATGGCAGAGTTCGCCGCAATGGCTGGCTCACGCCGCGTGGAGTTCCTGCACCTTACGCTGCCGCAGATCGACAGCGCGGCCAGCGTCATCCGCCTGATGCGCGCGAAGCAACACGGGGGCGCAAAACGCGCCGAGAACGTGGTGATCACGCCGGCCATGGAAGACTTGGTGCGCCGCGTGCGCGCGCTGCCCAGGCCCGAGGGGTGCCTTCACGTCTTCACGACGCGAGACGGCAACCCTTACACGGACACCGGCTTTGCCTCGACCTGGCAACGGGCCATGACCACGGCCGTGAAAGACAAGGTGATCCCGCGGCGCTTCACCTTCCATGACCTGCGGGCGTACTACACGACCCAGCACAAGGCCCAGTATGGTGCGCTGCCTGAACTGCACGCCGACGTGAAGACCACAGCGAAGATCTACGATCGGTCCCGGGTGTCAATCCGCCGGGGGCTCTGACTTCGCCTCGCTCTTGCCCGATTTCTTGCCCTTTTCTGGCTTGCCTGGCTTCTTCTTTTCGGCATCAGCCGCCTTCGGCTTGCCAAAGAGCCAGTACGCGGCGATGCCAAACAGGCCGAGGATTGATGCCGTGGTGGAAGTGATGTAGGCAATCAGCACGGTGTCGGAGAGCTTAAATGCCCAGTTCGGATACCGTGGAGTCTTGCCGACGCCCTGGAGGAACAAGAAAACCCACACCGTCACCACCCACACCAGCACCAGCGCGAACAGTGCGAAGGAGTAATACTTTCGGAGTGAGTGAAGATCCGCGTCGCGCGTGAGCGCATCGGAGATCGCTTTGATTTCCGCCTTCAGCTTCTCGATCTCGTACTGCTGCCGGAAATCAGTGAGGTGATCTGCCGGAGAAAGGCCCGTTGAAGCGGTCTCCCCCTCCGGCACATCGCCCGGATCTTCCGGTCGAACTACGACATCAACCGCCTCTTTCATGCGGTCGCGGCGGCTCGCTTCTTCTCAACCCGATTGAGGTAGTAGTCCTTAATCAGGGGATCAGGGATAACGTCGAAGCGACGATTGCCGTCTGGATCGTTCCACACCAAGTCCCAAGGTCCGCCCTTGATGTGAGATATCTTCGACAGCTGAGCAGCGGTGTAGTCTTTGTAGGCTTTCCAGGTCGCCTCGATGGCCTTCATCGCCGAGGGCGAATCGACCTCATCGATAGCCTGCAAATCGTCTGTAACCGTGTCCGCCCCGTACTTGCGCAGTTCCTCATAAAGAGGAGGTATCACCGGCCCGAAAGTCCACGCACGGGGGTGATCATGCACCAGCGCCGTGTCGAAACCGGCAAGGTGCACTCCGTGGGCAAAGTACACCAGCTTCTGCACCTTCATGTTGGTGAGCTTTTTGCCCTCATCCCTTGCCAGTTGGAGAAAGACATTCGCTACTGCTGCTGCTGAGTAAGTCGTCATATGCCCTCCTTTCACCGTTTGGATCACAACAACACTATTGTGTGCACAAATCATTGTACGTTTGCACCAACGAAAGTGCACACTAACAAACGTAAGACAATGCCGCGGAAACCCTAATGAATTCCCGCCATGGGAATAAATGGGAAAAGCCGCTACAACTTCAATAGCTGTAGCGGCTTTCTTTACTTGGTGGCCTGGGGCGGAATCGAACCACCGACACAAGGATTTTCAATCCTCTGCTCTACCGACTGAGCTACCGGGCCTGAGCCTCAAATTATAGCCAGAAAATTGGCCTCAAAAAGATTACGGATCAATTTTTTTCAGGCACGCTTGCCGCGGCCCAGGTCGACGCCGAGCTGGCGCAGCTTGCGGTACAGGTGCGTGCGCTCCAGGCCGGTCTTCTCGGCCACGCGGGTCATCGAGCCGCCTTCACGCGCGAGGTGGAATTCGAAATAGGCTTTCTCGAAGCCGTCGCGGGCTTCGCGCAGCGGGCGGTCCAGATCGAAGCCCTGGTGCGAATGCGGGCCGGCTTCCACGCCGGACAGGGCCGTGATCACAGGCACCTGGGTGAAAGGTGCATCGGCCGGTGCGGCGGCCGGGGCCTGCTGCACGGCAGCCGCCGGGGCTGCATGGTGGGCGGTGTTGCGCGCCAGGCCCTGCTCCACCGCCTTGAGCAGCTTCTGCAGGGTGATGGGCTTTTCGAGGAAGGAGAAGGCGCCGATGCGGGTGGCCTCGACCGCCGTGTCGATGGTGGCGTGGCCACTCATCATGATCACGGGCATGGTCAGCACACCGCCGGTGGCCCATTCCTTGAGCAGCGACACACCATCGGTGTCAGGCATCCAGATGTCCAGCAGCACCAGGTCATAGCTGCTGCCGGCACGCGCCGCACGGGCCTGCGTCGCGTTTTCTGCGAGGTCCACGCTGTGGCCTTCGTCGTTCAGGATTTCGGACAGCAGGTCGCGAATGCCGAGCTCATCGTCGACCACCAGAATGTTTGCCATGTGTGTGAAAGCGCCTTGGGAGGTACTGCGGGGCGTGTTGTTATGCCGCCACCGCTGGTTCAGTGGCGAATGATAACGACACTTGGGCGCCCCGCACCACGCCATCTTCGACCCGGTTGGACAGGTCGATGCGGGCTCCGTGCTCGTCTGCGATCTTTTTGACCACCGCCAGACCCAGGCCGGTGCCACGCGGCTTGGTCGTGACATAGGGTTCGAACGCGCGCTGCAGGATGTGCGCGGGAAAGCCGCTTCCGCTGTCCGACACCGTGAGCCGCACGCGGCCGGAGGACTCGCTCCAGCGCGTCGTGATGCGCACGGGCGGCGGGTTTTCTGCACCCGCTGCGCGCGCCTGTTCGGTCGCGTCCTGCGCGTTCTGCA